TTTAAGTGTTTTCTCTGCGGTTTTAATAAAAAGTTCAACATTTTTATCCGTTATGTTGTCGGGAATCGCAACAAAAACATATGTCATCGTGTCCTCTGGATTCATCACGGCCAAATAAACATATTCCAATTTTCTCATTCTTTCACACACGTTTCCTGGCACTTCAATGACCAGACAGTCTCTTTCGGTTAAAAAATCATTCATTTGATTGGTTGATTGGTTGATTGGGTTGAACTGGCAACTGTAAAGGATTGCTTGACGGTTCGACGTTCTAGCTCGCGCATCACTCGGCGGCCATAGGCGCGGGAAGAGGAACGGCTTATGGCTTTTGGCCCACCCTGCCAGATGCGCGCCAGCGATTCGTCGCTGAGATGTTTGCCGTAATGCGCGAGGTATGCGTTGGCAATGAAGAGCGAAATGGTCCGATTCGTTACCTGAGTGTGCGCGTAATGCGTCCCCATGATCCGGTTCACATCTCTTACGAGGATCGGCTTGATCTGGAGCGCGCCAAGTTCGCCGTGACGGCCTTTGGCCTGATCATTTCCATAGGATTCGATCTGAATCAGGGCCGAAAGAAGCAGTGGATGCATGATTTGATGCGCGATAGAGTTTTATTCGTGGGATTTGATGCGCGGGAAGGTCTTATGCGACGAAAAAGTCGTCGGGTTCGCCATTGACCGTCACGTTGTCGGTCCATGTTAGTCCCCAACATCCTCCCGTCGAGCGGCAAACGACGAACCATTGGTCATGGCGATCAGTCGTGATTTCGTACGCGCCGGATTTCCAGTGTACTTTTCGACCGGCAAGGACCGCCGCTTTGATTTCGGAGAGGTTCATTGTTCGTAAGTTTCTTCGGACGTTTTCCAATAACCTATTTCGAATTGCTGTTGGTTAACGTTGACCAGTCGCGTCGATCCGCACCGGCAAGTCTGCTCGACCGTCGTCCATCCATGTGCGCGAGGATTCGGACGATAGGAATCAACCGGACCGCTGAAACATCGACTAACGAAGGTCTTGGGCTTGTGTCGATGCTTCACGGTTGGCCTTTCGCTTTGGCAATGATGGCGCGGGCAAAGTCCAGATCGTCGTCGTCGGCCATTGGATGCGCGAGGCGTTCAAGGGCGGAGAGAAGATCGGGGGCGGAGGCGATAAGGCGAGCGTTGGCCGTTATTTCCAGAGTGTCGGTCATAAGACAAACGGTTTTCCCGTGCTGGTCATGGAAAACGTGCCATTCTCCATTTTCGCCTTCGGTTGGCGGATGGACCTCCGCGAATTGAGGCACGTTGCAGATGCAGCGGCTCGCGTGGTTCGGATGTTTTCCTTCCCATTGCGGATCAGGAACGACAAACCAAGGGCCGGGGGTATGGGTTTTCATTGGGTTCAGGCGCGTAGGGTTTGAATTGCACGGTTGATATCATCGATGCCGGAGGGAGTCGTCAGTCCAGTGGAACGGAGGAATTCCAGCGTTTCGATGGTTTCGAGATTATTTTTGGAACGTCGCTTTGCCCACTCGATGAGGGATGCGATTCTTTCGTTTTGGTTCATGGGTTTAGGCGTTGATGGTTTCGCGCTTGAAGATTTCGGCGAACGATTGGCCTTCGGCGCGTCCACATCGCCATCCGCCAAGCTCTGCTTCCTCGCGTGCGCCGTCGCCTAACTGGCGGGAATAGGCGTTCCAATGTTCGCGTGCGTCGCAATAGGCTATGCCGCAATCGCGGTTCAAGGTTTCGGCGAACGACGAATAAAAGTCAGCGCGAACCGATTCGACGGCATCGTCCATTTCAATGGCGCGGAGCAATTGCGCCTCCATGCGGTTCAGGGTCATGCGCGGGAGGATAATTTCGACCGCAAAGTCGCGAGCGTCGGTCCATATGCTGCTGTAGGCGTTCGTTTTGAGCCATAGGCTGCCGTCGTCGAATAGGTGATAAATCGATGCGTCTGACGATTCGTCTTCGCGGAATGAGTCTGCTATGTTATCCGCGAAAGGCGCGAGAGTTTCGATGAGGTCTTGTTCCTCGTCTGATAGGAACGAGTCCATGCGGTAATTTTGTCGGATATACGCGAGCGCGGATTGCGGGAGCCTGTCAGCGTGAAACGACTGCAGGATAACGTCGCGCGCGATGATGCGTTCAAGGATTGGAATGAGTTTTGGATTCATGGGATTATTTGAGAGTGATTTGACCGTTTAACATTACGACCGTGGGAAGATAGGAATTGCGTCCGTGCGTCCGTTTAATGGCGCGGGAATGCTTGGCTTGGGCGCGGGAAGCGGTTTCGAAGGAGCGATGACGCGATATCGTGCGCATATTGAAATGGTCGAAGAGAGTGTATTTCATTGGATTATTTGAGAAGGACTTGTGGCCTACCCTGTCGCAGCACGCTTGCGGCATGATGCGCGTAGGATAGGTCAAAAATCAGATCATTGCGCCTTCGGTCGATTGCATTTCAAGCGCGTCAATGGCTGCGCGCATAAGATCTTCGACATAGCAGTTTTCCGCCGGGTTGAGCGGGTTGGAATAAACGCACATGCCAATACAATCGGCATGATGCCACTGGCTGTCCGCGAAATAATAGGATTCGACGAACCAACATCCTACGCGATTAATCAGGTCGATCATTTCCTGTCGTTCCTGATCGGAATCCGATTCTCCAAATACGTCGAAGTATGAGTCAGTTTCGGGAAATGCACGGATTCTGACTTGGCCGTCAGATTCAAGGGCGCGGAAGGTTTCAATAGTGGTTTTCATTGGATGCGCGGGGATAGATTAGAACTGTTGAATGACCAGTCCGCCTTCGAAAGGGACGACTTGGGTTTGCTCATGGAGCCAGTCAAGCGCGGCTTCCTCAGAGTCGTTCTCGTTTCCTTTAAAGCCGTAGTCGTTCGCGGCTTTCAGCGCGGAAGGATATTCCGCCCATTCGCAGCAAATCCCGACAGGGTCGAGCGTGATTTCAGTGTCCGAATCCTCTTCGACTTGTTCGAAGTGGTCGAATAGCGCATAGCGTGCGCGGACACTGAATTGACTTTCGCGTCCGCATAAGCGGAAGGATTCGACGAATTGGAATTCGGTGACGATGGTTTTCATTGGATTTGATTTGTTGAACCGGGAATCGGGATTGATTCGCCGCCGGAGGCTACTCTTTCGAATAGACTCTCGCGGGGAATCAGGGCAGGTTAAAAGCTTCGCGCCACGCTAGGTAGTCATGGCAAAGATCGGTGTCGAAAGAATAGACTCCAATGTCGGGAAAACCGTCTGCGCGAAGACAGGTGACAAAGAGCCAACGGCGGCCGTGCATGACGAAAGGCTCTTCGCATTCGCGCAAACGTAGGAAAGGGACAAGGGGAATATTGGACATGGTGTTTTGTTCGTGTTTGATTGAGTGGATTGAGACTTAGAAAGAGCAACAACCACAGCACGGCGCGTCTTCACAGCGGCCGTGTGCATTGCGCGTGCCTGTCCAACCGGATGAGAGTTTGACGCAAACCATATCGGTGCTTTGCGCCATGCGGCCAGTGCATGCGTTGCAATCTATGCGCCATGCGCGGCCGCGCTTAGAGACGGTTCCTAGGCCGACGGGAACGGTTTCGTGACATTGGACGCATTGACCAGAGTATCGGTTGGTCATTGGATTGATTGGATTGAGTGCTTTGGATTGAGTGGATTGAAGACACGTTGCAAACTACCGTTTCCGATAGCTTGACGCGCACCTTCAACCGACGACGAATCCGCTTGTGTCTGTCTTTGCTTTGCCTTTGGCGGTAAGACCAACGACGACACCTTTAGGATCGAGAAAACGAAGGTCGTTTTCGTCGCCATTGATGACCGGAAAACCTTGCCAATGCGTTGGTAGTGCTTTGCTGCGAAAGACTACCGCCACGTTACCGCCACGTTTAAGAATTGAGATGCAGTCGTTTTCGTTGGTTTCTGAACGGGAAAACGTGAGGTTGTAATTCTTGGGCAAAGTACCGTCTAGAAAGGCAAACATGCGCGCCACGTTTTTAGTGTAGTCGTAAAATTGAACACCTTTGAACGCTTGAATGATGCCTTGACGTTCCCATCCAATGTCCGACGTCCCGTTTAAACGAATGACCGGGGTCATGCGCTTGGCCTTGGCCTTTCGAATGACCGAAAAGACGTTTTCCTTGAGCGTGGCCAAGAAAGACTCGCGATCTTTGACGTAGAAAACGGTCTTTGCTGTGCGTGCTTGTTGGACGGAGTTAAATGCGCCACGTCCAGCGTAGTATAGGCAAAGGTTTCGGCATCCATTGGATGCGTTGGGACATGCGTTGAAAAGCCCGGAAACACGGTCAGGCGCAAGATAGAGGATTCCGGTCATGAAGCCGCGCTTCTGGCCTTTTACGGTCTTTGCGTTGGTGTCGATGGAGAGAAGGTTTTTGGTCATGGGATTTAATGGTTCGGAGTGAAATCGAGTGACGTTTCTAGATAGGCTTGGATTAGGACTGCGCAGATTAGTAGGGCTGCAACGGCTAGGCGTTTGATGCGTTTAAATTTCATTGGTTTAAAAGTATTCGAACGACAAGCCGATATCGGAAAGCTTAGGCAAACCGGCTTTGGAACGGATCGAATGGGCTTGCTTTAAGAGCTTCTCGACTTGCTTCAAGTCACCGGACTTTGCCGCGCTTTCCGCTTGGATCAGGACTTGCCGAACGGCTTGCTTTTCTTTCACGGGTTCAGACTAGGGGAGAGAGGGGAGAGAGTCAAAGAAAAATCGAGAATATTTTTGAGAATAGGTGAAAAGGCCGTTTTCATTGGGGAAAACGAGGGCAAATAAATTTCAGGAAAGCGACTGGTTGAGTCCAGCTAGGGGATTTGAAGCGGGGGAAACTTGGCTTGCGAAAGGCTACCTTGGCTTGCAAGGTAGCGACGATGAAACCGGAGCAATGGACGAAAGCAAAGAGCCTCTACCTTGCTGGGAAGACGTGGGCAGCAATTGCAAGCGATTTGAAGCTCAATCAATCAACGCTGCTTTCGAAAGCCTCTAGGGAAGGTTTACCGGCGATTAGGAAGGAGATGAGGAACACTATTACCTCCAAAGAAAACGTTTCCCTAGAAAGCCTGTCTGCAATAGTCCGTTCGAAACTAGCGGCTGATGCTGCTTCTACGCTAGAACGAATCGATAGTTATGAGCTGGACGGCATCAAAGACGAATCCACACGGGAGCAAATACTCGGGAGCGTTGCGAAGCGGTCAGCGTTGGTTTTCGGTTGGTCAGAGCAAGGTGAATCCACGTCGGTCAGCATCAACTTGCTTGGCTCCATGCCAGATAGGTTTGCGGAGGTAGTCGTGAGCAATCCGGTCTGAAGTAAAGATAACTAGTATTGTGCAACGCATATAAACTAATGGTCAGGATTAGTAAATCTAATGGGGGAAAAGGATTGTTTTCCGTGGACTTGGCACACTTTGTGACGCAAAGTAAGGCACCCCCTTTTGGGGTGGGCTTCGTTTACGATACCCCCCTCAAAAATTTTCCGTCTTTTTGACCATGTTAAGTAAAATTAAAATTGGTCAAGTTATTTCTCTTAATCAAGCTGAGAGGAAGTTGGTCCACTTCGTAGCCAAGAATCGCAACGGCAATAACCGTCATTTCAACGTGACGAACTTGAAGGTAAGCGATGCGGACCCTGCGACGGTGGATCTGGAGGGCGTGTGCGGCGAGATAGCTTTCTGCAAGCTATTTAATGTCTATCCCGACATCGACACGGATCGCGAGCCTCCGCACCCGCTCCACGACGCGATTATCCCGCCTATCCCACCGGGCATTCGCATCGATGTAAAAACGACCAAGTACGAGAATGGAAAGCTACTGGTCGATGCGCGCAAAGGTTCTAAGACCGATGGCGTGGATTACTACGCGCTGATGACGGGTCAATTCCCCGGTCCGTATACGTTCCGGGGATTCATCGCGAAAGAGCATATCATCCAGCCGCACAGAATCGGAACGATCATCAAGGGATTCAAAACGTACATGGCGGATCAGAGCGAACTGACCGACGAGGTAACTATATTCTAATTGACTCGCGAGGTATTAATGTGTCTCAGTCCGGCTTATCGACCCTAAGCAAGGCGGAGGCTTGGTCAGCCATCGCAAAACTGTCTAAGCGGCAATGACGCTCCGCATCGGTCAGCGCGTAGGTCCGATCCGCCATCGTTTGATGGATGGATAGAATGGCCTACCAAATGCAGATAACGTCGGTTTAATTTTTTCTCAATATGGCTTGTCCCAATGTCTTCAACGCCTTCGCCGTAGCGACTGAGTCGCTCGCGCAGGACGTCTATAAACGCGCCTC